ATGTTACAATACTACGAAGGATCTTATAAGAGAGCTTTAGCAACGTACTCTATCGAACAACAAGGTAGAAGACGCCGGGACGAATGGCAAGATGGTGTAATTCGTACTCCGTTAAAATCACCATCACCATAAATAAGGAGATAAAAAATGGCAAACATAGTACCAAATTCTTTCAAGTCTGGTTTATTAAAAGGAGTATTTAATTTTGATACATCAGGTAACGGAGGAAATGCGTTCAAGCTTGCTTTATATACTAGCATAAGTAACTACAGTGTAGCATCAACTGTTTACTTAGCGGGAACAGGACAGGGTGAGGTTAGTTCTTCTGGAACAGCTTATCCGGCCGGTGGTAAAGATCTAACAAATAATGGAGTTGCTGGAACAACAACTGCATTTGTTGACTTTGATGATTTAACTTTCCCATCTGTAACTTTGACTGCTGCAGGAGCTGCTATTTATAAAACAACTGGGGGCGGAAACGAGCTTGTACTAGTTCTAGATTTTGGTGGCAATAAAACAGCAACTAATGGAGATTTTATTATTCAGTTTCCTACTGCTGATGCATCAAGCGCTATTATTAGATTAGGCGACGCGTAATATTAAGGATTTAAATAAATGGCTTTTGTATTAAATGACAGAGTAAAGCAGACTAGTACGACTACTGGTACTGGAACATTTAGTTTAACAGGAACCGAAATTGGTTTTGAAACTTTTGTTGCAGGTATCGGTACGACTAATACTACGTTCTATGCGATAGCACACGATGGAACTGCTGATTTTGAAGTCGGTATTGGAACAGTAACTGATGCAGCTACTGATACACTTTCAAGAGATACCGTTATCTCCTCTTCAAACTCAGATAACAAAGTGGACTTTCAAGCAGGAACTAAAACTGTATTTTGTACTTATCCTGCAAAACGTGCTCCGTCAGCAGCAATGACAGCCACAACTTATGTAACGACACACTCTTCAACAATTTCTGATACACAAACAGTAGACTCAGGAGTTTTAGCGGGACCAGTAACAGTATCTGGTAGTGTTACAGTGACAGGGACATTGGTAGTAGTATAATGAGTCAGATAGAAGTAGATAAAGTAATACCACAATCAGGAACTAATTTACAAATTGGTGAAGCTGGCGACACTATTAATTTAACTACTGCAACTGTAAATCTACCAACAGGTGTTGGTGGAACAGCATGGCAAGCAGTAAAAACTGCTAACTTTACTGCGGTAGCAGGTGAAGGTTATTTTGTAAATACAACAAGTGGAGTTATTACAGCAACTTTACCAGCGTCTGCAACTATTGGGAATGAGATTTCAATAATAGATTATGCTGGAACAGCAGATACAAATAATATAACAATTGGAAGAAATGGACATAAAATTCAAGGGGCAGCATCAGACATGACGGTGTCGACAGAAAGAGCTGCTTTCACATTGGTTTATGTTGATGCAACACAAGGTTGGTTATTAAGGGACAAATAATATGGCTAATTATAAAGATTTAAGATACGTATTTCCTGCAAGTTCAATTGCATCAGGAACTATATCAAATTCTCGTTTAAATGTAACTCAATTTGACGATAATAAAATTGTCAATGATATTTCTACATTAGGATTAAGAGTACATACGCAAGAAAATCTTAATGCGTCTAATACCAACTCTGCATCTTTTGATGTATTTCAAGATGATTCTGGAATTACAAATTTAACTAACTCTTTAAGAAATGCAAGTGAATATATCTCATCTTCTTCAACAACTATATCAATAGGTAATAGTGATGAAGGTTTTATTACTGGGGATAATTATTGGCAAACTATTTCAAATTTTAAATTTACATCAAATAATAATCAAGCAAGTAATTGGCAACATAATGTAAATAATTTGTTTGATGGTGCTACAGGAAATAATCCAAGTGATTCTACATGGCCTGGAGCAACAACTACTGATAGTGTTTACATAGATATTACTCCAACATCTACTTATCAGGCTGGTGGTAGTAAAGTTATTTCAGGATTTAGAATTAATGTTGCTTCAAGAAACCAAACCTCTGCTTTTTCATTAGCTGGTAGTAATACACTTGGTGGAACATATACAAATTTAGGAAGTGCTGCTACTTTAGGTACAGGTGGCGATTATGATATAAGTTTCGTACCAACTCAAACTTATGATTATTATAGAATTACTTTTCCTAATGGTGTTAATACCTCAGGATATTGGAAAGAGTTATATGGTAACAGACGATCAGTAAGTACATCAACAACTATAAATGCAACTGGTTCATTTGAAGGTGTTGCAATAACTGCTGGTGCATCAACTTCATCTATGGGAGCTGTAATTACTTATCAAGACAATGCTGGAACTAATGCTTTGAATACAGATATTATTTTAAAACTTTCTGCTGATAATGGTAGCAATTATTCAACAGCTACACTTACAGCTTTACCAGATTTTGCTACTGGTATTAAGATGGCAAAAGTCAATGACCTCTCGGTCACTGCGGGAACCCAGTTAAAATACAAAATAGAATTTGCTAATCAAGCTAGTGGATCAAAGGAAGCTAGAATAAGAGGAGTATCATTACAATATTAATATGAGTGAAGTAAAAGTAAATAAAATAAGTCCAAGATCAGGGACAACTGTTACACTAGGAGATAGTGGAGATACTTTTACAGGTTCTCAAACAGTTGCAAATGCAGCATTACAAGGTTCAGGACAAATTACAATCAATGGTCAAGCGGTAGCGCTTGGTGGATCTGTAACTATTGCTACAGAAACAAGACCAAATTTTTCATCTATCACTCCATCAACAATCGAAAATACACAAACATCTTGTGTTATAGCTGGTGGTAATTTTGTATCTGTACCTTTGGTTACAGCTATTAATAACTCTACAGGAGCAACTGTTTCAGCCGATGAAGTATCTTTTCAATCAGCATCACAGATCACAGCTAAATTTACTTTACCTGTAGATGGTACATACAAATTATATATTGAGAATCCAGATGGTAATGCGGTACAGACAAACGCTGTGCTTACAGTCTCTGATGCACCAGCATGGCAAACAGCAGCAGGGTCATTAGGTTCATTTTCTGCAGGGTCAACTATTTCAACAATTACAATTACAGCAACTAACGCTACATCTTTTACAAAAACTTCAGGAACTCTACCAACAGGTCTTTCATTGAATACTGGATCAGGTTCTGCTACAATAACGGGAACTGTATCAAGTGGAATTACTTCAGATACATTATTTAGTTTTACAATTCGAGCAACAGATGCGGAAGGGCAAACTGCTGATCGAGCGTTTACTATAAATGTAACAACAGGAGCAAATAATTCAGGACAGTTTAACTAGGATAATATTATGGCAAACAGTTATTTATCAAGAACACCATCATCAGCAGGAAATAGAAAAACATGGACATGGAGTGGATGGGTAAAATTTAGTCAGACTCCTGGCCCTGCAGGTGCAATACTATTTAGTGCTTACGCTAATGGAAATGATAATTTTAAAATTAGTTATGGTGATACTAACCAAGTATCTATGCGTTTTTATAATGGAAGTGAGTATCAATTAGTACCAAATAGAAAATTTAGAGATTTTAGTTCTTGGTATCATTTTGTGTTTGCCGTAGATACAACTTTAGCAACAGCAGGAGATAGATTTAAAATATATGTAAATGGAGTTAGAGAAACTTCTTTTCAAAATGAAGATCAACCATCGCAAGATTTACAAATGACAATTAATGATACTACTACCATGCAAATAGGAAGATATAGTACTGGTAGTAATTTTTTTGATGGTTATATGAGTCATGTTTCACTTGTAGATGGACAAGCATTAACACCAACATCATTTGGTGAAACAGATTCTACATCTGGTATTTGGAAATTTAAATCACCATCTGGTTTATCTTGGGGTACAAATGGTTTTCATTTAAAATTTGAAAGTTCTGGTAACTTAGGTTTAGATAGTTCAGGTCAAACAAATAATTTTACAGTTAATGGAAACTTAAAACAAGCACTTGATACACCAACAAATAATCATGCTACATTTAATCCTATAGATAAAGGAAAAGCAGGCGCAATGAATTTTGCAAATGGTAATACCACAACAATGAATACATCTGGTTTTGGTGATTATGGGGTTAGATCTTCATTAGGTGTAACAAAAGGTAAATGGTATTGGGAAGTAAAAATAGGAAGTAACACATCTCAAAATGCTTTTGGTATTTTACCAATGGAAGATACTTTAATATTTGATATGTATGGTAGTACACCAGAGGCACATTTATATGGTTTACAGAGGTCAAGTAGTTCTGTTACAAATTTTTTTGGTAATACTACTTTTACTTCTGGAAACTCAGCTTGGGGAGGAGGGATTACCTCAAGTGATGTAGTAGGTTTTGCTTTAGATATGGATAATGGAAAATTATATATAAGTAAAAATGGAACATTTAAAGATTTATCTGGGAATACAAGTAATATTGGTAGTGGTACTTATCCAACATTTACCATAGCTGACACAAACTTTACTTATGCGCTTTATGTTGAAATGAGAACTAACGATGATAATGGATTACATATAAATATGGGTAATGGGTTTTTTGGCACAACAGCTATATCTTCTGCAGGTTCAAATGGTAATGGATCTTTATTTGAATATGATGTACCATCTGGATTTTACGCATTAAACACAAAGAATTTAAATACTTATGGATAAAAATTATGGCTTATACAACAATTAACAAACCAGGTTTACATTTTAATACTAAACTTTATACAGGTACAGGCTCATCTCTTGCTCTTACAGGTGTTGGATTCCAACCCGATTGGGTTTGGATTAAGGAAAGAAATGGTAATACAAATCATTTTTTACACGATTCCCTTAGGGGCGCAACAAAAGCAATATTTTCAAATTTAAATTCATCAGAAGATACAAATGCACAATACTTAACAGCTTTTGGTGCAGACGGCTTTACTGTTGGTACTAATGGTGGAATTAATACTAGTTCAGATACTTACGCATCATGGTGTTGGAAAGCAGGAACAACTGGGTCTGGAACTACAACAGGTTCTGGTACAAGCAAAGCATACACTTATTCTGTAAACACTACAGCAGGATTTTCTATTATTAAATATGGTGGTAATTCTTCAAACGGTCATACTATACCTCATCATCTTGGTGCAGTTCCACATACTATGATAATTAAAAAATTAGATGGAGTTGCTAAAGATTGGAGAGTTTATCATAAAGATGTTGCAAATGCGAACACTAGAGCTTTAAGATTAAATTCAAATGATTACTACAATACAGATTCAGCATATTGGTATAATACTACTCCAACAAGTACAGTATTTACTCTTGGTGATAGTGATGATGTAAATAATGGTAGTCAACAATATGTTGCTTATTGTTTTACTTCTATAAAAGGGTATAGCAAGCTAGGCGGTTATACAGGAAATGAAAATACAGATGGTCCATTTGTTTACACAGGATTTAAACCAGCGTTACTTATAATAAAAAAAGCTACCCCCTCCACTTCACAAAACTGGAGAATAATTGATAATAAAAGAAATGGTTTTAATCCAAATAATTACCCTCTTTATCCCAGTGCTGATGCTTCAGAAGGAACAAGTGAAACAACTGTAGATATTCTTTCAAATGGATTTAAATTAAGAGGAACAGGTGGTGCAATAAATTCAAATGGAACTGGATATATTTATTATGCATTTGCAGACGAAACGCTAGTAGCTAACGTGGGAGAGGGAGTACCAGCAACGGCAAGATAATTATGAGTAGTATATTAAAAGTAGATACGATACAGGACCAAGACGGTAATCTGATCATCAGTAAAGATTCTGGTGGTGCGGGTTTCCAGGGTAAGTATTATTCCTCTACTGCTCCACTTGTATACGAGGTAAAGGTTGCTGCAAAGACAGCCGACTCACCATACTTTGGTGTTGGTAGTTCTCTTGGATATTATATCAATGGCGTACAGACACCTATAATAGAATTAAAAGGACAGGATCCTTCTAAACCATATTACTACAGATTCGATCAGAGTGATTCATCAAACAGCGGTCACCCATTGAGATTTTATGTTGATGCTGCAAAAACAACAGAATACACAACCGGAGTAACTAACACAGGTAATTCACCTGCACCAGGAAACTCAGGAGCATACACACAGATAGCTGTCGATAAGACAACACCAAATGTTTTATTCTATCAATGTTCCAACCACGGTAACATGGGTAACTATGTACTACATAATTCAACACATCTAAATACAGGTGTCTTTTTAAAGATGCCGGCAGCCGATGGTACAAACGGACAGGCTCTAACTACCAATGGTTCAGGTGTTTTAAGTTTTGCTGATGGTGTCACGTTTCCAACAATCACAGGGATTAGTCCAAGTGTTCTTGATAACAACGCTGGTAATATAGTTATTACTGGTACAAATTTTAAAGACAGTTCGACACC